TTTAATTAAAAATTTATTATATCAAAAAACCAAGACATCAGGATCAGACATGTCTGGTGTGAAATTTACATACTGCTCATCATAAATATGAAGATCCAAAAGAGTTTGAAGAGCAGGAAAACCAGAGGTGAAAATATCCTCTGACATAGAGATTTTTCTTAACAAGCGAGTTAAATACGAAGATTGTTTACCTCGTTCCTTAATTAGGTGCTCCTCATATATACTTCTCACACTTCGATTACCAAGAGATCGATTCAACTCTGTAAACATCATTAAGAAAAATTCATACGCCACTGGATTCGTACCAAAAGAATCATAAACATTTCCCACAGCTGCCAAAAGCCAGTCTGGTAAGGACAACTGTTCTCCTTTTCCATAGGCAAAATTCATCGCTTGTTCAGATGCTGGACGCCATGGCAACACTGGGGGAAGATCATCCCGTCCAGTTGTGTTCTTAATGAAACGCCTTTTCAAAAACACTAAGCCAGTAATATTCTTATAAGTACCAACTTCTCCATTTATCCCTGGCACATAGACTCTCTTAAGAAGATCACCCGAATGACTGGGCTGGCTAAAAAAAGGTTGATTCTCATTTACGTCACGCAATCGTACTCCAAAGAACTCATTAAGAAACTCAGCGAATTTTGACTCTTTCAACTCTGGATGAACAACCCTATGACAACCCTTGTTGTGATCGTCTCCATAGCATTTGAAAGGAATGAGACCTTTAGCCCAGCATTTTTCTATAATAGCTGCTTTATCTGGATGCTGTTCTATCACATACTCTATAAACATATGCCACCACAAACCTAAAATCCACGAGTCACCATGCGATGTTTCATAAACTCCAGAAGGCATCGTTCCAAACACTACAGCCCAAACTCCGTCGTACATATGTGCTACTTTGACACCCAGCATTTTACCACATTCTGCCATTAGGCGCTCAAAAACAGCTATGTCTTCTGGATCCATAGCACCAAAGTCAAAGTAAATGCGAGAACTAGCAGAATATGCATCCAAAAAGAATTTATGTATAGAATGGTCCAATGACTCAACATCACCATCATCAAATATCATGTTTAATATATCATACCTCATCTCTTTTGCATACTGCCATGCTCCTCCATGCCACCAGCGAAGCCCTATCTTTATCATATTGCCTCGCTCTATCTTTTGACGGTATCCATGGAGAAGAGATGCCAAAACAAAATGAAAGAACGAGCCTATCCAATAAGACCGCAATTTATTTCGTGCTCTCTCACGCTCAGTTTGACTACCCATGTACTTCTTGAAAGTCTCATACTTCCAAACAACATTGTCTGCTTGGGTCGGCACATCATACTGCTTTCCTTCCTTTACTGCCCGTATAAGTCTATCCACTTGCCGCAAAGTGAACTCCAACTGGTCAACTTTTCTACCATTGACTCCTATGTGAACTTCTTCATCTCCCATATCTAACTTAATATTGTCACCAG